GCTAACAATGACCAAAAAAGAAAAAACTCGTGTTCATTTCAAAATTTAATCAATATGGTTAGTGAAGAAGAAGCTAAACAAGCAATACAAATGGGTTTGGAGCCTGAAGTGGTATTCAACACCCTCTCAGACCTTCGTGTATTCGGAGTAAAAGATGAAGATACCGGTGAGTCAATCTTTGAAATGGTTGGCTATGGTTTGCAAGTAAAATTCAATCGTGACAAACTGAAATCGGTAGAGGATGTCGAAAACCTACTTGACGGTATCAAAGATTTGTTCCGTCAAATGATAGTTGGAGACTTAATAGGCCCTGAAAATTCCAATTCTGAAGCGCAAGAATAAACTCAAAAGCCCTTTCCAGTCTATTCTTTACTAAAACAGAGGTGGTTATCACTTCAGCAAATAGAATACGATATGGAAAGTACAAAAATACCCCCAACAATGACCAAACAGGAGCTTAATTTTTGCGACCTGATGGTCTTTGGTTGCGACCCTTATGCTGGAAACGCCCGAAAATGCTATGCAGAAATTTTTGGCGTTTCCAGCACTGTTGCTTTGAAAGAAGCAAAGGAATTGATGGCTCGTCCGGATGTTGCTGAGTATCTTGCTGATATGCGTAAATCAGCTACCTATCAGGCAGCTGAAGTAAAGGCACGTATCACAGAGAAACTGCTTCATATCATGGACGAAACATCTTCTGCGCATTACACAGATAGCCGAGGAAACGAGCTGTCTGTCGCTCCTTTACGTTCAGTGGCTGTACAAGCTTCTAAGGCACTGATGGAAATGTATGCTGTCAAGGTGGCACAGGAAAGTAAAGTAGAACTTAAAGGTAATGGTGATGGAGGAATCGTCTTTAACGTCATTGTCCCACAAAAAGAAAACCCAGCCGAAACAGAGTAAGCGCAAAAAATGGTCTTTCAAATGGGATAAAAACAGAGTTCTCTGGTATTATCTAATCGCACTCAGTGTTTTGCTGGTGTACGGTTTTTTTAATCTGGACGCTGCAACTCAATTGATAGATTCGTTAGTTAAGGCGATGGAATTTATAATTAACAGCATAGAATGAACAAAACACTGAAATTTTTTATCGACAACTTCAAGGTCATTATGACCGCAGTGATTTTCATTGTTGGTCTATATGTTCAACATGAAATCAATACCCAGCGCATAGACGATTTGGAGAAACGTTGTCAATCACTTGATGCGAAATTAGACCAACAATATCAAAAGATAGATGCTATCAAACTGGACAAATCCGTGTTTGAAGCAACTATCAAGCAGTTCTCGTCTATGGGCGATGACATCCGAGAAATTCGTAACGACATCAAAGAGGTTATCAAAAGTAATAACGGAAAGAAATGATAGGCAGAAGGGTCGTTATTATAGCATCTCCAGCACTCAAAGCGATGAAGATGCGAAATGCGGTTGGTCGCAAGGGTTCAATAGTTGAAATCAAGCCCAACCATAAAGGCGCATTTATCAAGTTTGACAAGCCGTATTTGGACGAAGAAGAATGGTACATACCAAGAGAATCGCTCCGACTACTAACAGAATAGAAAATGACAACGACTAAAAAGATTGTTATAGGCGTAGGTGTTTTATTGGCACTATTATCTGTGATAACGGTTCAATACGAATATATCCAGAAAGTAAAGTCTGAAAGGGACAAATACCAAAATAACACCTATAGCCTAATGACAGACGTAGAACAGCTTCGTAATGATTCAACGTTACAAGCCTACCAGATTCAGTCACTCAGTCTTACCGTTGATGAGTACAAAGCTTATCGAGCGGAAGACACGCAAGTTATCAAAGACCTGAATCTGAAGTTGAAAAATGTTACTTCAATATCTAAGCAAGAACTGACAGTGACCGCTCCAATTACCGCTCCTTTGGTTGATACGATTATCATTCGAGAGTTAGAGCCGGTCATCACTCAGAAGGTATCAATGGAAAATGACTTTATAGCTTTCAACGGTCTTATCCAAAACGATACACTTACTGCTCAGGTCGAAGTTCCGATTACCTTACGACAAATTGTGTATAAAGTTCCTAAGCACAAATTTCTCTGGTGGTCGTGGGGATGTAAGGCTATCAAACAAGTTATTACAACTGATAATCCTTACGTCAATCTTAATTACTCAGAATACGTAGAAATTAAATAACTATGGCACGTAATATTACTGAAATCATCGTACATTGTTCCGCTACCCCTGAAGGTAAGGACTATACGGTTGCCGACATCGACTCGTGGCACAAAGCGAGGGGTTTCACTAAAATAGGCTATCATTATGTTATCTACCGAGATGGTACTTATCACAGAGGTAGAAAAGATGAAGAAATAGGCGCACATTGTCTCGGTCATAATGCGAACAGTATCGGTATTTGCTACATTGGCGGTTTGGCAAAGGATGGTAAAACACCTAAAGACACTCGTACTGAAGCGCAGAAAAAGACCCTAATCACTCTTTTACGCACACTGAAAGCACGTTATCCTAACGCTACCATTCATGGTCACAGGGAATTTGCAAACAAGGCTTGTCCCAGTTTTGACGCAAAAAGTGAGTACAGCGCACTATAAAAACTCGAAGGTTGTGGAAAATTTTCTCGTTTTCTACAACCTTCGTTTCTTTGGGTAGCTATTCTTGATAAAACAACAATATATCAGTTATGAACTTACATATCAAAGACCGTTTACTGATTCCCACCTTCTTACCGGAGAAGGGAAACTTTATGGAGTTCAATTTGAAGAAGTCCATTATCAAGAAAATTGCTATAACAGAAGCAGAACGTGCTGAGTATAGCATCGTAGAAAACCGAGAGGAAAAGCGCATCGAATGGGACGTTGCCAAAGACGCTGAAAAACCTCTTACCGTTGACTTCAGCAAGGAGGAAATGGAATATCTGAAACACGCTTGTGAAGCTATTTCAGAACAACAACTTCCTGATGAGATTTGGGTTGTTGCTGAACAAATCTACAATGCAGCTCAGGGTTAATTATATTTCTTTACTCAAAATCATATCTTCTATACAATGGCAATCCCGGCTGACCATGCTGAGGATTGCCATTTGCGATTAAGACAGAATTATGGCAGTAGGATTAAAAGCACCGAGGAATTTGAGGATAGACTTCAGTCCGTCTTCTAAGCAATATGAGTTATGGAAATTGCTTCAACCTGACTGTTGTCCTCATTGTGGTGGACATATTGAACAACGTTTTATTGGAAACGACTTAAAGGGCAACCCCCAATATAAGCCGTATTGCTCATCATGTGGGTCAACTGATTTACCCCAACTAATTTTAGGGGGTGGGGCCGCAGGTGGTGGAAAGTGCTGTAAATCAGATAGTTACGTATGTACACCATTCGGTTTTAGGCAATTAAAAGACCTAAAAGTTGGCGACATTATCTCCAATCCGACCAATGGAGGTCAGCAAAGAATCTTGCGTATTCATCCTAAAGGGACGTTCCCCTTTTATCGCATCCATTTCATTGATGGAACTTATACCGATTGCTCAGAAGGGCACTTATGGAGATTGCATAAGAGCCGTGGCAAATCTAAAAAAGCTAAAGCACATCCAGAACAGTTCGCTGAGCAAGGCGATGACCGTATTTGGGAAACAATCGGTATATATGAATGGTATCAACGAAAAAAGCAAGGTATGTATAAAGGATATAGCTTAATCATTCCTTTAACTAAACCTGTGCAATTTACCGTTGGCAACACAAATCTGCCCATTGAGCCTTATATCTTAGGCGCAATTATTGGTGATGGCTGTATTTCCGATACATATCTCAGTCAAGGCGTTGTACAAATGACAACAATGGACACTGAAATACGTGACCGGTTTATAAAAGCTGGATATGATATGTCTCATACCCAGCGCAAGTCTGGCAATCAATCAACGCAATACTTCATTCACGACCGTCAACTTGTAGAATCATTGAATAAGCTTGATATTGCCGGCAATAAATCAAAAGACCACTTTATTCCTCGACAATATCTTCTCGCTCCGATTGAAGACCGCTTGGAGTTGATGAAAGGTCTGATGGACACCGATGGTTATATTGATAGTCGTGGCCACATGAGCTATACATCTATTAGTAAACAATTAGCTGAAGATGTTGCCTTTATTGTTCGTTCATTGGGTGGTATCGCAACCATTACCCAAAACAAGGCTGGTTACAAAAACGAAGCTGGAGAGTTTATCCAATGCAATGACGCTTACGATGTGCAAATCCGTATTGAAGAATTGGCTCCTGAATTTTTTGGTTTGGCACATAAAAAAGAACGCGCCAGACTAACTTTCAATGGTGGCGTATCTAAGCTTGGCAAACGTATCACAGATGTAGAATATATTGGCGAACAAGAAAGTTTTTGTATTACCGTAGATGACCCTTCAGGACTTTATATTACCGACAACTTTACGGTCACACACAACTCATATCTCGGCTCATGCTGGCTTGTAAGTAGCTGTATGCGATTCCCAGACATCAGGGCGGTTGTAGCTCGTAAAACCTTAAAGAGTTTGAAAGGCTCTACATTTAATACCATTAAGAAGGTTTGCAAATCATGGGGGCTTGTTGAAGGTGTACACTACAAAATCAACAACGTTGAAAACTTTATGACCTTCTGGAACGATTCAACCATAATCATGCAAGAAATGGTTGATAAACCGGGAGACCCCAACTTTGAACGTTTTGGTTCATCAGAATATACGATTGCCTTTATTGATGAGGTGTCAGAGATTAGCGAACGAGCGGTCGAGGTATTGTTTTCTCGTCTTCGTTGGCGTACCACTGAGACGTTCAAAACAGCTCGTATGATGATGTCCACCAACCCTTGCTTAACATGGGTACGTTCCAGATTTGTGCAAGACGAAGATGGTAATCCTGTGCTATGTAAGGAGGGTGAAGCATACGTACCATTCTCAGTATTTGACAACCCTGACAAGGCATTTGTACAAACATACGTAGCCGCTTTGAACAAAATCAAGGACAAAGCTACACGAGAACGTTTGTTGTATGGTAACTGGGATTTCGTGGACTCTAACGAAATGGCTGCATACTGGAACTTCGATGGTGAAAAACATCTTGTCGAAGGTCTTCGTGAAAGTGTATATAACCCCCTTAACCCCATCATCTCAGGGTGGGACTTCAACGTTGCTCCTTACATGAGTGAGCTGGAGTTTCAGATTGATTATGCTAAGAAGGAGATTTATGTCCTTGAAGAAAACCTTGGAAGGCCCGAACACAAAGAGAATAATACTCCTTCTTTAGCTAAGAAGATACGAGAGAAACATCTATACAACCAGCACGTTGGCGGTATTATAGTAACCGGAGACCCTGCTGGATTGGCTCGTAGCACTCAAACGGAAGACGGAGTGAACAACTATACTATAATAACAGACAACATGAAAAGCAGCGTGTTGCGACCTCATGTTAAGCTGTTATCTAAGCAACCACCTCAGATTACTCGTCTGGAGTTCGTCAATGCGATTTTCAATGGCTATGATGGGTGGAAAATTAAAATTGACATGAGGTGTCGTAAGTTCACTGAAGACATGATATACCAGAAGAAAAATTCTGATGGTACGAAATGCAAGGCTAAGGTGATGAATCCTAAGACCGGTACTAAGGAAGAACGATATGGACACCTATCAGATATTCTCGACTATGTTTTGATTTTGTTCCTGAACGATTCGTGGAGACGCTTCCAGAACCAAACAACCTCAATCGAAACATATACGGCACCAGTATATAACACTTTTGAATATTAGTTATGTATAGAAGATTTCTTAACAAGAACGACTATCTCGGCATTATTACTGAGACAGCGTTATCTCAATTGGTCCGTGGCAACGATGACCGGTTTGAGCAAGCGGAACAAGCTGCGGAAGCTTCCATAGTTGACTACCTTTCAGAAAATTACGAAATAGAACGTGAGCTTAATCGTGGCAAATACATATTTGGCTACGATAAGCGCATTAGCTATCCTATTGGCACACACTTCTATCTTGACGGTAAAATCTGCGAGGTGATTAAAGCTATCAATGGTACAAAATCTCCCAGCACGACTCCTTACTGGCATTTATACGAAGGCGAGATGGAACCCCAGCAAGCAGAAGTATATAGTCAGCTAAAAAACTATCATACAGGTGACATAGTTCGATTCCATAACGTTCTGTTTGAATGTGACATTGATAACGGCATTGACTTTAATGACGTGCGTATTCCCGGCATTGAAGCATGGGCTAAAGTAGAAGTGTATGATTGGGAAGCTATTCCTTACCAGCTCTGGGAAGTAGTCAAATATGAGGGTAAGTTCTTCACCTTGATGACTACTGAAGACTACGAGGAATTTACTAATCCTATGGAATCAGATTGTTGGGGTATGATTGGCGATTATGATGCTTCAATTGACACCTACGAGCTTTCAGAATATGAATATGTAGTGTTTAATGACGAAGTATTTTATCCGCTGATGAATCCCAATGCTGATACTCCTGAGCTGGAACACAACATACGTTACCATGACCCCAGAAATTATAATCTGAAGCGTCACATGGTTCAGCTGGCATTGTACGAACTTCATAAGCTAATCTCTCCCAATAACGTCAGCTCAGTTCGAGTTGATGATTACGAACATTCGATGCAGTGGCTTAAAGATGCTGCTCGTCTCAAACTCAATCCTCAAATTCCTCGTAAGGTTGACCGTGAAAACAAGCCGGTAACGGATTGGCAAATGGCAACGTTCCAGACGGAATATAATCCTTACACAAATCCTTGGCACGTATGAGCATCATATATAACAGGTTTATCCCATTCAAGCGCAACAAGGTCATCAACATTTTTGGTTTCTTGTTCGCCAGAACGGATAGTCGTGTAAATGAATCGGATGTTAGACATCAGCAAATTCATACGCTTCAGATGAAAGAAATGCTATATGTTGGGTTTTATATCTGGTACGCAATTGAATGGCTGTTGCGTTTCTTCTTCAATCCAAGAACGGCTGGTCGTAAAGTTTCGCTTGAACGTGAAGCACGTACCTACCAGTACAGCCCATATTACAGTCCATCACGAGTATCATATAGTTGGCTAACATATTGTTTGAAATGGAAAAATTAAAGAAAATCTATGCTGCCATTCTTGATTTCTGCACCAACAAAATGCGTTTAGATG